TCATAAAGCTAGCTGGCGCAGGTTCACCAACCGAGCTGGCCGGTTTCCAGGCGGAAACCATCGTAATTAACGAAGGCGACAAGATCCACCACACGACGAAGGCGGAGGCGCCCGCGCATGAGCTGGCCGCGATCCGCGCGAAGCAGTTCGAATTTACTTCGAAGATAATCGAGAACTCGACGCCGACCGACGAGAACGGCCCGACCTGGCGCAATTTCCTGAAAGGCAGCCAGCACTATTGTTACCTGCCTTGCCCGCATTGCGGCTTGATGCAGCGCCTTTCCTTTTTCCGAGAGGAAAAAGAGGTTCCATTCGACGAGCAGCTCGAGCCGCTTCCCAAGGGGCAGAAGCGAATCGAGCAAACCGGCCAATTCAAGTTTGACGCGGCCCGCATCACCGAGCGCCGGGAAACCGAGCCGGGAAAATGGGAAGACGTGGGAATCGGTTGGGATTACGACAAGGCGGCCGACGTGACCGTTTACGAGTGCGCGGCCGGGTGCGAGATCGCACCCTCTAAACTTGGGTGGATGCTCCGCCGTTACCGATGGGTGAGCCACAACCCGAAGGCCACGCGCTCGCATATCTCCGCGCATTTTTGGGCGGGTTACTCGCCTTTCGAGTCTTGGGGAACGATCGCGAAAAAGTACCTGCTCGCGATGGGTGACCCCGGGAAGATGCACGACCTTTACAACAGCGACTTTGGGTTGCCGTTCAAAGCAGTGCAAACGGCCGTCGAGGATGCCGACATTGAAAAGGTGCAGAAGGCCTCGCCGCGGTACCTTTTGCGCCAGATCCCGGCCGGAGAGGCTGCAGGCGGATTCGAGCCGCTTTACTGCACCATGACAGTGGACGTGCAGAAGCAGACCGGCCAAAACCCGTTTTGGTTTTCGGTTTATGCTTGGGGCATTGCTTGGGATTTGCCCGGGTGGCCTACGGTTGGCGTGCTGGTCGACTACGGCCCCGCGGTTTCCTGGCAGATGGTGCAGGAGGTTGCAGGCATCGTGCCGAATTCGAGCGGCCAGTTTAACGAATACCCGTGGCGAGATCCGCGCACCGGAGCCGAGAAAAAGCTGCGCGTGTTCTCTGGCCTGGTCGACTCAGGCGACCAGGCACAAAGCGAGGCCGACGTTTACGATTTCTGCCTGCAGAATGCCGACGTTTTCCAGCCGTCCAAGGGTGGCAGCCGTGCACACTGCCGAGGCGAGCGCGTCCGGATTTCCGAAGTATGCGACAAGCAGCTTGGCCTCGTTTGGTATTGGTCCGACGTTTTCGCGCAGCTGCTTTACAGGCGGATAATCAAGGACCGGAAAGAAACCCGCTGGCTGCCGATCGACCTTGGCCCGGAGTTTTTCGAGCAGCTGACCGACGAGAGAACCGAGCTCAACAAAAAGGGGCATCTCGTATGGGTGGCACCGAAGAAAAACAACCACCTTGGCGACTGCCTCAAAATGCAAGAAGTGCTGCGCGGCTCAGTCGAGCAGCTGCTCGACGTCGCCCGCGTTGCTCGCTCGAATATGATCGAGGCCGAGGCCGACCAGGCACTCGCCGCATGACCCAACCCGAACAGCTCGAGCTAAAGTTTTTGGTCGAGCGTTCGGAACTCAGGCAGGCCGAATTTCCCTGGCGTTGTTTGGTGAATCACCAATCTAGCGAGCGAGTCCAGACGTCTGGACAACGCCGCCGCCGCCGATCGCGGCCAGCTGCGCAGGTTGACTCGACCAGGTAGGCGACTACCGACCAGGCGGCCCGCATCTTTCATCGAAAGCACTGCGCGGCCGCTCTTTTTTTGCCCTGGTTGACTGGCCCCGCGTGGCAATGACAACCGACGAACTAGCGCAAACGCTGGCAATTTGTGCCGAAGCGGACCTGGTAAACCTCGAGGAGCTCCGCGCCTTGAGCCTGGCGAAGATGCTTTCGGGTGGTGGTGAAGTGACGTTTACCATTTCGGCCACCTTGAACGGCAGCCAGGCGGCCCAGGAGTGCAGGCGCAGTGCCGACGAGCTGCTCGCGATCGTGCAACGCGCGATCGACCACAAAAACGGCGCAGTCGTGCCGGTTACCTACGCGGACTTTTCCGGCCTCTAACCTATGGGCTTTTTCTCTTCGATAAAGGCCGCGGCCGCTGGCGCCGTTTTGGGTTTCCGCGCCTCTTACGGCAGTTACAGCGACGCCACGACGCACAACAGCCCCGACCGCGGCACGGTTTACTATTACCCGCCGAGCGACACCCGTTTCCACATTTCCAGCTATACGCGCCGCGAGGTTTCCCGCCGCGTCGAATGGCTTTTCCAGAACTTCGCACCCTTGAAAGAGGGAGCGCGAGGCATTGCTCGCCACACAGTCGGAAAGGGAATTTCCCTGCAGATCAATTCGACCGATGAGGAGTGGAACGAGCTAGCCGAGGCCGACTGCGAAACCTATTTCCTCAGTGCAAACAGGTTCGACAGATCCGGAAAGCGGAACTTTTACGAGGCGCAGTTTTTCGCGGTTTTCGCCCGGGTGAAGGTTGGCGAATTCCTGGCCAGCTTCGCAGAAAACCCGCGATGGAATGGCGAACCGTGCGTGCAAATTTGGGATTCGAACGAGATCGAGACGCCGCCCGACCGGGAAACCGACGCCTACACCGTCGACGGTGTAAGGCTCGACGAAGACCACGCCGCAGTTGAGTATTTCGCGCGCTCGCTTGGCGGCACTTACAAGGGGATTCCCGCCTCCGAAATGATGCATTGGTATTACGCCGATGCCGTAAACCAGCCGCGCGGAATTTCGGAATTTGCGCAGGCAGTGGCGGCCTTTCAAGACGTGCGGGAAGCGGTAAATATCACCACCAAAACCGCCAAGCAAAACACCGCGATTGGCTTACACATTAAGAAGCTGGCCCGAAAAGGCCAGATGGGTGGCGTTTCCAAGATCGAGGCCGAGGCCAAGCGGCTTGGCCAGGCCGCATCGGGAGAACCGGCCGCACCTGGTACCCACGACAAGAACGAAAAGGCATACGAGAAAATCGCAGGTGGTGGCGCGATCATTTACACGGACGAAGACGGCGACGCCAAGTTTTTGACCCCGCAAAGCCCGACGCCGCTTCTCGAGCCGTTCGTTACCAAAGTGCTAATGCGGAACGGGTTTTCGTCGATTGGAATGTCGGCCGAATTTTTCTGGAGTTTGACCGACCTAAACGGCACTTCGGTTAGGCTCGTAAATCAAAAGGCCGAGGCAACTTTCGATTGGTTCGGAGACGGTCTAATCGGCCGCTTTTGCACGCCCGTTGCAGTGCGTTACATCCTGCACCGCATCGAAACCGGCAAACTCAGGCGCCCGACCGATCCAAACTGGATTACAAAACTGCACTGGCAGCGGCCCGCCCGGATTTCTCTCGACCGTGGCGACGCTCAAATCGAGGTAACGCAGCTGCAGAACGGAATCGAGACGCTGGCCAATATCAACGACAAGCGCGGCCGCGGCTGGCGCCCGCAGGTGAAACAATGGTTTCGCGAATTCGCCTACGCTTACAAATGCGCGGCCGAGGCTGGCGTGCCTTGGGCCCTCAAATTCTGGCGTGCCAACATGCCTGGCGCAGCTGGCGCAGATCCGACCGCAGACCCGGCCGAAACCGACGCGACCGAATCGGCCAAGGGTGACACGGAGAAAAAGGCAGCATGAGCCCACAAAATCGCCAGGCAATCGCAACGCTGCTTTTCGTGGCGTTGCTCCTTTCGAACAAGCTCCGCGCGGCCGTAATCGCCAAGCGGAAGCGCGAGAACTTCGAGCAGCTGCAGCGCGGAATCGCACGGCTAAACGAGATCCGCGACCGCCGCGGCCAGCAGTGGCCAAGCTGGAACTGACACGGCACGCCCCGCCGATATGCGTTTCGACCAATTCTACACCAAACTTTTCTGCAGGCCTCTTTGCCTCGAGGCAGGCGCCCGGATTTCCTACGAGCAAACGCTGCTCGCGATGATGAAAAGCGCGCAGGCGCCCGACCTGGCCGCGGCGCAGGCCGCTTTCGAGCTCCGGAAGAGTGACCCAACACGAGCCGCCAAGCGTGCCGAGGGAATTCTCGAAATGCGCGGCAGCGACACGGCAATCGTGCACATCGACGGCGCAATCGATAAGCACCTTTCCGACCTCGATTTGCTGTGCATGAACGCAACCGATTTGCGCGACGTCGACAAGGCCCTCGCGAAGATCGATGGCGACAGCAAAATCGAAAACGTGCTGCTCGCGTTCAACAGCCCAGGCGGAGGCATTACCGGAGTGCCGGAGACGGCCGCGAGAATCGCGGACCTGGCCACCCGCAAAAACGTTTTCAGCTACACCGAAACGCAGCTCTGCAGCGCGGCCTATTGGTTGGCCAGTGGCACCGACCAGATTTTCGGCACGGCATCGGCGCAGGTTGGCTCGATTGGCGTTTACCTGGCTTTGATCGATGAAAGCCGCGCCCTCGACGCAATGGGAATTCGCGTCGAGACGATCCGCGACGGGAAGCACAAGGCAGCTGGCGCCAGCTGGAAACCGTTGTCGGAGGAAGACAAGGCGCACTTTCAAAAACAGGTTTCGCAGATTGGCACGATGTTCCGCGGCGCCGTGAACCAGAAGCGGCCCGCCGTATCGGTCGACACCATGCAAGGGCAGAGCTTTTTCGGCCGCGAGGCTCTAACGGCTGGCCTGGTCGACGGCATCGTTTCCGACCTCTCCGGAGCTCTGCGCATGTTCTAAGTCCAGACGTCTGGACTACACCCCACCGCCTGCAGGTTGCACCACCTGCAGGCGGTTTTTTGTGCCCTGGCTGCAGATCCGCGCCGCTGGTTGTTGACACGACCGCGCGAGGAAATGCGTTACAGTTCAAACCTCGCTTACTTCGCCGCTATCACAGCGCGCCGGATGCTCGCCCCGGATAAAGGCGATGGCACCGGAGCAGCTGCAGGCAATGGCGGCACCACCGACGAAACCCCGAAGGCTGGCCCGACTCAAAAGGCGAAGCTCGAGGCCGCAGAAAAGCGCGTTTCCGAGCTCGAGGGACAGCTCGCAGCAAACGGCGATTTGCAGGCCAAGCTCGACGCAGCAAACGGGAAGATCGAGGCCGCAGAGAAGGCAAAGGCAGACGCCGAAAGCGCACTCGAAACAGCCAAGGCGACTATTTCCGGCCTCGAGGGTGAAAAGGCGCAGCTTTCCGAGCAGGTAACCAAGCTGCAAGGCCAGGTTGGCCAAACGTCCGACCGAGCAGGGGAGCAGTTGAGCGCCGCAGGCCTCAACCCTGGCACACCAAAGCAGGAGCCAGCAGCAGCCGCCAACAGCGACGCGGACCTAGTCGCGACTTGGGAAAATTACCTCAAGGCAGGCCCCATCGATGCCGCCGAAATGCGCGCCACGCTTGGCGCAAAACTCGACGCCGCGGCCGTGGCTTACGACCGCGCCCAACTCTCCGCCTAACGCGCAGACACGCCCCAAACGACCACCACACCACCCGCAATTTTTCACCACCACCACTAGAAAAAAATGGCACTCTCAGCAGCAGCAGCCCTTCGGCTCGACCGCGTATTGCAAACCGGCCTAACGGCCCTTTCCCGCCGCCTGGCACCGCTTGCGATGTTCTCGCACGTGTACCAGGCCGAGGAGCTGCAGCGCGGAAAGGCGATTCACGTTCCTTTTGTCCCGTTGGAAGGCCTGGCCTCCCGTGACTGGAACGCAAACAACGGTTACGAAGACGGCGATTTCAACGTCGAGGAGATCCCGGTTACGATCTCACACCGGAAATATCAGCCGTTCAGCTACACCAGCGAGCAGCTGGTCGGCCTCTCTCCGGCAATTCTGGAACAGGCGATGGTGCAGAAGGCCGACAAGCTGGCCAGCGACATTATCACGCACGTTATGGGCGCCATCACGGTGGCGAACTACGGCGCGCATGTAATGGAAATCGACGGCTCGGTTTTCGACACAAACGACATTATCGACCTGGACGGCGCAATGACCGTGCAGAACTGGCCAGGCGTCGGCCGCGGCTTGCTGCTCGACTCCACTTTCGCGACCACCGCGAAGAAAGACGAGGCACTCAAGGACCAGAGCCGCAGCGGCTCCACGCAGACACTCCGCGAGGGTGTAATCGGCCGCGTTGGCGGTTTCGACGTGGCAGAAACTCCCGGCCTGCCTGAAAACGGCGAGCGCCTGAAAGGCTTTGCCTGCCTCCCTTACGCTCTTTTGCTGGCGTCCGCTCCGATCGAGCCCGCGCCTGCAGTAAAGGCGCAGCTTTTCGATTATCGGAAGGTAGTCGACAAGAACACCGGCCTTGCTCTGGTTTACCGCCATTGGGCAGACCCGAACAGCGACAAGGAAAAGCGCGTTATCGAAGTTTGCTACGGTTTCGCGAAGGGTGACGCGGCACAGCTGAAGCGCATCACGCGCCCGGCCTAATCCTCCTGGCTATGCTGCAGGTAATCACAGTCGGCCGGAAGCATGGCGAAACGGGTTTCGCCTTGCTGGCTGACTCGAGCGTAAACGCAGGCGCACAGCTCGCAGAGTTTAAGCGGCTGGCTGCCAGCCGTACAAACGACGAGCTCGCAGAGCTGCAGATTTGGCACAGCAACAGTGGCGTTGCAAAGCAGGTGCGATTTCGCCCTGCCAACCCGGAGGCCCTCGAGGCCTCCGCGGCCGCCGCTGCCGAGCGCGAGCTCGAGCTGCAGAAAGAGGAGCGGCGCCGCCAAGACGCCCGCGCGTCGGTTTATATCGACCAGGTAAACCAGATCGACCGGCTAACCAAGGCCCTGGCAGATGCCGAGGCCAAGCTCGAGGCAGCAAACAAGCAGCTCGCAGAGCAGGAAAAGGCAGCTGCAGCCGCGATCGAAAAGGCAGCCACAGCCGCGACTCAAAAAGCGCAGGTTGACGCGAAAGCGAAGGGAGCGAAGGCCGCGCAGACGCAGAAAGGCGACGCAGCGACCGCCAACGCAAACACGCAGCAGCAGTAAAACTCAGCAAGCACGGGTGCCCACTTCGAGCGGGTACCAATCAGCAAAAGCCGCTGACTAGATAGTCGGCACCCGTGCCCAAGTTTTCAAATCCCCATGACCACCGCGGAACGGTCAAAACTCATTTCTCGAGGCGCCCGGATAAAGCGCGCAATCAAACGGCTGCAGGGGTTTCTCGACACGATCGAGGAAACGCTCGAGCGGCTGCCGAAAGGCACTTACAAGGGCGACACGCCCGCGGATAGCTGCCAGGTGATCGACCAGAAGGCAGGCGAGACAAAATTCGACCTCGAGGCCTGCAACGAAGAGGCAGCGCGCGAGATTTGCGGCCCTCTGAAGTTTCGAACCCTTTTCGAGCGCCGCGTTGTTTACTCACCTTGCGACGGTTTCGCCCTGGTTGCGGCCCGCGTGTTGCGAGACAAGGCCGCCGCGTTGCTCACCCTTTGCGCCAAGCCTGGCAAGGCTGGCAAGGTTTACGTTCGTTGGGTGTAATGGACGCCCTACGCTTACTTTCGAGCGGTTTCGCGATGCTGGCGGGGAAGTTTGGAACGGTCGCAATCACGATCGACACCTTTCCGGAGCCGATCGAAACGCATTGGACGGACTTAGGCAAAACGGAGGTTCTCGAGATCAACGGCCGCCGCGTTTCGTTTTCCGTCCTGGTACAGTTCACACGCTCACAGCTGCCAGCTGGCCGGATGCCGCGCCAAGGGCAGACAGTGACCCGCGCAGACGACGGCACCGTTTACAAAATTTCCGGGGAAGTGCAGGCCGACGCCCTCACCGTGCGATTTGCATTACAGAGCCGCAACGCATGAAAGCCGCGTTTCTCGCATTCATTCGGCGCCACCTGGTCGACCTAAAGCCGACCCTCGAGGCCGACGATTTCATTTCTGAGCAGTCGCGAATCGAGGTTGCGAGACGCGCCGCGGAGATCCGCCGCGGCAATCTCTACCTGCCACACGACACAATCCCGCACGGCTCCTTTATTCCGTTTGGCGCCACGGAGGCCAAACCCGTTCGAACCTCGCTGCCTGGCAAGATCCGCGTTTCGCTCCGGATGGGTGAATTTCCACGCGCATTCGTGCGGCACAACGGCTGCACCCGTTGTTTTATGCTGCTAGATTTCGGCACGCACTGGGAGCTTGGCCAGGAACACGGCCGCAACGTTCACTATCGGGCGACCCCATGAAAGACCACGCCCTTTCGCTTTCGGTGGCCTACGCAATCGCGCCAGAAACCGCGTTGCGAGTTTATGCCCACGACCTCGAGCTAGTCGACGACGGCGCCGGAGGTTTCGAGCACCAGAAGCCGAGCGAGATCGAGCGCCGCGCAGTGCTCATAAAGAGCGAAAGCGAGCCGCTGGTCGGCTCTGCCAGCTACGCCCGCGGCCTGGTCGAAATCACGGTCGAGAGTGACAGCGACGAAGACAACAGCGAGACGCACGCGCAGCGTGTAACCGCAGTGGCCGACACAATGGCCGACCTGGCCAAGCTGCAGGCAGGCGCCGCCAAGGTTGGCGAGCTCGAGCTGCTCGGAAAAGCGTGCCCGACGCAGACAAACCCCGAGACAGTGCAACGCGCTTTTTCGACGGTTCTCTCGTATCGCATCGGCTACAAGCGCACGGTTTAACCTGGCGCCCAAAATGGCCAAGCTGGCCATTTTGCGCAGCTGTTTAACGCTTGGGAATGGTGACCCGTTGACACCCGCCGCGGCCTATATGCCCGCAAACGATGTTAAATTTGGAATCACCAAGCACGCAGGAACGCTAATCGACAGCGTCGACACCACCGGCAACGTGCAGGTTGCAGAGCTGCGCGGAAGCAACGGAAACGTTGCGCTCGTTCACCCGTTCAACAAGACGACCGCCTTTTCGGTGAAGGGACACGGCACCACGGCCGTTGTGCCTGGCGTTGGCGACTCCGGAATCAGCGGCCTGACAGGTGGCGTTTCCGTGATCGAGGAATTCAAAGGCAGCGAAGTAAACGACAATTTCGACGGCTGGGAATACAGCGGGAAGCACTACCCGAACGCGGACACGATCGCGGCCGCAGATCCCGACGACGGCCCTTAGTAGGAGCCGCAGCCGCAGCAACCGAGCGGCGCGCAAGGTGCGCGCCGCTCACCCTTTAACATCCCATGCACGACGGCCAGCGTATCTATTCACTCGAGGCAGAAACCGGCAGTGCACTTTGCACCCGGAACACACAACTTTTTGCAGCCCTTGGCGCCTTGGGAATCGACCCCGAGGAAACGCTTTGTGGCGAGTATCGCGAGAGCATCGGAGGCAAAACGGTTTCGGTTACCGTGTGGCGCCTGAAAGAGCGCAGCAAGTGCGGCCGCTATGACACCGCAGAAATGATTCGCGCCTGGAACGATCCGCATTTCGCGCGGACCAATCCCGAGCACCCTCTCGCCTACCTCCGCGCCGGTTTCGGCAATTACGACGAGGCCAGGCGGTTTATCCGCGAGCGCGGCCCGATCGCGATTAAACGCCGCGGCAAGCGCGTTGCACTCATCACCCGCGACACCAAACCCGAGCACCGCGAGCGGATTCTCGCAGGCCTCAACGCGCCGGAATGATCGACCAGGCAGCCGACCAGCTGGCGGCCCGTCGAGCCGCAGAAACGCGCGCATTTCTCGGAGCCGAGGAAGCGGTTTTCGGAGATATCACTTTGCGGCCGGTTTCGCTGGCCTCGCTGGCGTTGCTCGAGGAAACGAGAAACGAATTTCTGCACCCACAAGGCCCGCTGCAGACAGTGCCGCACCCGGTTACGTGCGAGCTCCTGCAGCTGCCGACGATGGCAAACGAAACGTTCGCAGTCGCGGCCTTTGCTTTCATCCACGGCGCACCCATTTCCGCCGTGCGTCGCGTGGCGTTTTCGCCCGCACTTTTCCGCGAGGCAGTGCTCGAGTTTTCCGAGCAGATCCAACCCTCGCACCTGCCAGGCCTTACGGCCGAGATAACCGACCGCCTGCAGGCAGTAACCCGCCTGCAGTTCGATATCGCACCCAAACCCGAGAAACCCGGCAAAGGCGGCCGAAAAGCGCCCGACCCACCGGGAAACTTCTCGAGCCAGGAAGGTTAGCCGCGGAAGTGGCACCCCTGGCCGAGAAACTCAATTGCACGCCCTGGCACCTTCTCTGGCTGACGCCTTACACGCAGCTAGTGCAGTTCGTGCACGTGTTTCTACGCGCGGCCGACGTGTGGACGGTACCGAAGAAAAAGCAGGAACCAGAGAAGCAGACCACGGCCGAGGATTTCGACGAGCTGCTCGGAGATCCGGAGCACACCGAAACCGACGTCGACGAGCTCGACGAGCTGCTCGGAGATCCGGAGCCATGAGCACAAGCGGCCTGCAGGCCTCTTTCGATATGCGACGCTTCCAACGCGGCGCAGAATTCCTTGTGCGGACCAGCAAGCGCGGAGGCGAAAGCGTACTGCGCGAGCAGGCCCGCGGCTTTGTACGTCGAGCGATCGACATTACACCCCCGAGCACCGGCAAAGCCTCCAACGCGGCCAAGAAAAAAGGCGAGGCATCGGTCGAGGCCGATTTGCGCCGGATAATGACCCCGAAAAAACGGAGCTGGCTCGAGCACCTCGAGCAGATCGCAGGCGGGAACAAAGTAGAGGCCCAAGTTTTGCGCCGCAAAGACGGCACGGCCTATCTGATCGACTACGATTTTATTTTGTGGGGAAGGGGAAGCCTGGCCGACTTTCACCAGAAGCGCAGGCGCCAGAGCGATGGCCGCGTAAAACGCACCAATCGCGGAGTGACCACCGGCCGGAAACTGACAGACGGCGCCGATATGGCTTTCGTTCCGGCCGATAACTTCGCCTGGTACCTGAAACGCGCAAAGCAGCGTGTCGGATTGCTGGCCGGAGGTTTCAACGCCGCGGCCGACGAGCTCGGAGTTTCGCGGCCGTCATGGATCAAACGCCACGGCACCGGCCGCGGAGATATCGACGTTTCAATCGGCGCCAGCTTGCTGGCCATCACCATTACAAACGACGTGCCTTACGCTGGCACCGTGCGCGGTTTCCAGCCGCGTTTACAGCGCGCACTCAATGACCAGGCCAAGGCGATGGAAAAGCGCATTGACCACTGGCTAGCGCAGCAAGGCCGCCGCGCCGGTTTCCGCTGACACAACACCCCGGGAAAATATGTCCTCCATCGTAACAAATATCGTGCTCGGAGTTGGCGGTTTCCTTTCGCCACTGCGCACCGCGTCAAACGAGCTCCTGCAGTTTCAAGGGCTCTTTATGGGACTGCAAACGGCCTTTACTGGCGTTATGGCCCTTGGCGACGCGGCCGCGGCCGTCCTCTCGAAACCTTTCGAGCTCGCAGGCGACGCCCTCGAAAAAGCGGGGAACATGCAGCAGCTCGAAACGAGCTTTAAGATTCTAACCGGGAACGCTGAGAAAGGCCTGGCCCTGGTCGGAGAGCTGCAGCAGCTCGGAGCCTCGACCCAGTTCGAAGTTTTGGAAGACCTGGCACCGGCCGGGAAATCGCTGCTCGCGTTCGGTGAATCGGCCGCGACGATTCCCGACACGTTGCGCCGGATTGGTGACGTCGCAAGCGGAGTAAACACCGACCTAAACGGCCTGGCGTCCATCTATGGCAAGGCCCGGATTGCTGGCGTCCTGATGACCGAGGATCTAAACCAGCTGACGGAAAGAGGCATTCCCGTAATCGGTGAATTTGCCAAGCAGCTTGGCGTTGCGGAAAGCCAGGTAAAAGGCCTGGCGGAAACTGGCGCCCTCACGTTCCCGATGCTCGAGCGTGCTTTCGTTTCGCTCACTTCCGAGGGTGGCAAATTCTCCGGAATGATGGAGGCCCAAAGCAAAACTTGGAACGGCCTAAAATCGAATTTCGCAGACAGCTTTTCGCAGGTGCAGGTTGCATTCGCAAAACCGCTAATCGAAGGCCTTTCGGAGCCATTCGCAGAGCTCATCGGAGAACTCGGAGGCATTACACCCGCGGCCGCCTCGTTTGGCCGCGTAATTGGCGGCCTGGTTGGCGATACGATCGAGCTCGCGCAGGTGGTCGGCAGCCTGGTTTCGGCGGCCAAGTCCTTTGCGCCAGGCCTGGCCGGAATTGCCCTTGGTTTCGGCCTGGTAAAAATGAGCGGAAGCGCGGCAACGATGGCATTGCGCAACCAGCTAACGGCCCTGGCCGTTGCGATCCGCTCGCCAGGCGAGGCCCTGGTCGGCCTCCGGATGCAATGGCAGGCGCAGCTCGCAGCGATGCAGACGCAGACCACAGGCACGGCCGCGGCAATGAGAACGGCCCTGGCTGGCGTCGGCATTGGCGTTGCACTCTCCGCCGTGACTTATGGCTTTTCCGCGATCATGGACCGCGCCAACAGCCTAAAGAGCGGCGCCGCGGCAATGTCCGACATAGGCGACGCTTTCGAAAAGCAGGCACTCGGAAACCTTCGCAAAATGGGCGAAGTAGGAAACGAGCGCGAGCGCGTCGCGATGCTCGAGCAGCTCAACGGCCAGCTCGACGAAATGCGCGAGAAGCAAAGCCGCGTCGACCGCGATTTCGAGCACTTGGGAGAGAACGCGCAGGCCGACCAGATGCGCGCCGATATCCGCGAGCAGCTCAACCAGCAAGCTGGCTTGCTCGAGATCCAGATTAACCGGACGCGCGCCCTTACGGCCGACGAAATGCGGCGCGCATCGGCAACCAGGAAAACGGCCGAGGCCACAAAGGCACAGCTCGAGGCCCTCGAGGCTCTCGAGAAGGCATTCGCCAACCTGGCCAAAGCGAAGGAAAAGGCCGCTTTCGACGCACTCACACCGGACCAGCAGCGCGCCAAGCTGGTTAAAGATAGCGGCCTTGGCACCGTCGAGCGCATCGACTCCGAAATCGGAAAGGCGCAGCGCAAAGAGGCAGACGGCCGACTCAAACCAGAGGAGGCCGCGCGAGCTTCGAAGCTGGTCGAGATCCGCAGCCAGCTGCTCGACGTCGAAAAGCAGATCGCAGCCGAGCGCGAGAGATCCGCGGAGAAACAGCGCGACGAGGCCGAGAAGCTGGCAGAGGCAAACCGGAGCGCGCAGAAGTTCCAGCGCGAGGGAGCTCTCGAGATTCTCAAATTGACGGCCAAGGCTCGTGGAGACGTCGACCGCGTGGCAATGATCGAGCGCCAGCAACGTTACGACGAGCTTTTCGGCCAGGCACAAGGCGCCAACCTTGGAGCCATGCAGGCCGACAGCTACGCGCGCCAGATGCTCGAGGCCGAGGAGCGCGCCAAGCTGGCCGACGAGGAAAAACCGACCTATTCCCGCACGGTTGCAGATGCCGACCGCCGCGTCGGCTTGGGTGGCGCCGCTGCAGGTGGCGATTTAATCCTGAAAGAGAACCAGAGGCAGACGCGCGAGCTAGTGCTGCAAACGGGTTACCTCGACGAGATCCGCCGCAACCTGGCCAAGCCGCAGGCACCGGCCCCGCGGCCCGTGGCGGTATTCTCGCGCGGCTAGTCCAGACGTCTGGACAAGGCCACCCGGCTGGAAATGAAAAGCGCCGGCAACGTCGGCCGGCCGCCTGACTTTGACAGGGAGGCAGCGGGAAAATCCTATGCCTCCGCCAATCGTAAAAGTTAACGGCCTGCACTTGGTTCTAAACGGCATCACCGGAGACGCGGCCGACAGGAACGGAGTTGCCACAATCAACGTGCCCGTGCACGTGCCCGACATTGTAACGGCTCTGATGCTCGACGCGCAGGCAGTCGCGGCCGCTCTCGGAATTGGCGGCCTGACGTGCACCGGCCGCCCGCTGCAGCAGCTCGAATTCGGGGAATTCCAGGTAAATTTTCAATTCGAAGGCCTCAACAGCGAGGTTGCATTCGACCAGGCGGAAAACCTGGCCAGCTACAGTTTCACGGGTGAAATGGGCGAAGCGCCGATCCAAACGCACCCCGAATTTGCGGCCCTGGCTGCAAAATATGGCTGGCTGAAAGACGAGGAGAAATTCGCGGCCGAGCTTGGCGGGAACGCTGGCAACAGCGGCTCGACCCCGTACTCGCAGAGCCGCACCGGGAAGAAGAAGGCCAACCCGATGGCCGGAGTTGAAAGCTATTTCAAGGCAGGCGCCACCTACTCGCGCACGTATGCGGTTACGAGCGTGCCCGCATCGGTTTATCTGAATCAAGGAACGCTGATCGAGTACCCGCCCGGAGCTGAAAAGCTCGGAATTCCGAAATTTAAGGGGCGCGTATGGCTGAAGATGGCGCCAACGATCGACACCAGCGCAGGCAGTGCCATTCGGGTTACGGAAAATTACAAGCTGACCGGCCAAGACCCGACCGCGGCCAAAGACATTTACGGCCGCGGCCAGCTCGAGGAGTGACCGAATGCTTTTCGACCCTCTTTTCGTAAGGGTAGGCCAGGCGATAACCGAAAAGCTCTGGAACGCCCTACTTGCCCGCGTGGCGGCCGTGCGGCTCCTGCCTGGCCCGGGAATCCGCCTGCAATACACGGAAAACGGAACGATCGTTTCCGCGATCGACACCGGCCGCGGAGGCGCGCCCGTGCATCATTTCCGGGTGACCCTGGCAGGCGACCGCCTCACGATCCGCCCTGGCTTGGTAAACGGTATCGAGCCAAAAATCGGCACGACCCCGCTTTCGGGAGACAAGAAAACGCCGCAACCTTCGCTCGACTTCCGGAGCCCGAAGCTAGACGGCGAGCGCCGCGGATACGTTGCGCTAGAAATCCAGTGCGGCCCAGATTGGCAAATTACCAATGTGCAGGCGGTACAGGTGGCAGCTTGGGAAACCGAAGACGGGAAACCGGCAGAGCAGGGGAGCGGCCAGCCGAGCGCCATTTCTGGCGTGCCTGGCTTGCTCAATCGGCGCGTGCGTTACCCGCTGGCCCTCATCCAGCCCGACCAGGCGGGAAACCTCGAGGTTGTGCAGATCGTGCACTTTCACCTTCGCCACCACGTAAAGCCGCGCGACCTGGCCAGCAACGTTGCGCGCCATTTCTTTTCGATTGGAGGCGTCGCGTAATGGTTACCGAGCTGCCGACGATCGCGGCCCGCGTCTGGAATTCGCAGGTTTCCAAGATCCGCCGCGCGCGAGCGGTTACCGGCCTTGGCGTGCGCCTCTGGTACACGGCCAAAGGCATTATCGTTTCCCTGGCAGGCGGCCGAGAGGAGTTTCGCCACCCGTGGCAGATGCGCGGAGAGTGGCAGCCGAGCGCCGCAGATCCGGAGCGACTCGAGTTTCGCGTTTTCGTGCGGCCTGGCTTTGTGACCGGCCGCGACGTCGTAATCGATATGCAAGGCCGCGAGTCCAGACGTCTGGACAGCAAGAGCGGCCAAGCGATCGAGCGGCAACACGTGCGGCTTACAGATCCCGAGCCGCCTTTCCTGGTTGTCGGCACCTGGCGCAATCCCATTGCGGCCGCTGGCATTACTGCCACCCTCGAGGGTGAGCTCGTAGCACTGCCAGGCGAAGGCTACCCGGAATTTTTCGCCCGCCGCGGAGTGCGGCCCGCCTCGCCAGGCGGCAACGCCACCGAGCCAGGCACGATCGAGGCCCCATTCGACGCGCAGCGCACGCGCGAGCTCCGCGCGGCCGACGTCGTGCTCGTAACGCCGCGCACGGCTACGGCAACGCAGGTGCAGCCGCTCGACCCCTTGAGCCAGTCGGCAACGATCGAGCTTTCGAGCGTGTTCCTAAATGATGCAGTGCGCGGCCAGCCGCGGCACCGCCTGGTTTGCGTGCCAAAGTTTGTGCCCCCTCGAGAACCTTCTGCAGTCGAGCGGCTGCTCGGAACCTACACGGAGCCGCAAACCGACGAGCTCAGAATCGGCACCGTTTGGATGGTTTCACCACCAGACGCCGGAGCCGACGCGGTACCCGATGACACCTGGCAGGCCTATTTTCAAAACGTGGTTTTCTGGAATCTAAACCACGCCACCCGGAACGAAGTGCCCGACGCGCCGCAGCCGCCAACCCGCCTGCAAACTGGCATCCCTTGGGCAGACTTTTTCGGCAACCTGCAGCTGCAGCAATCAAACGACATTCTCGCGCAGGTTGGCGCCTACCTGGCAGGCGGAGACTTTAGCGGAATTTATTGGACGTGAGCGCATACGACCCATTGCAACGCCGCCTCGAGCGAGAGGCCGAGGAACTCGAGGCCGCACCCCCGCCGCCGCTGCTTAACCCGCCTTGGCCTTACAAGGCCGAACCCTTCGACGCTTTGTTTTTCGCGCTCGACCAGGTGCCAGAGAAGCAGGCCGACCCATAGGCGGCCCGGTTGACTCAGGCCCGCGGGGAATGAGTAAAATCCCGCTTTTCGCCAGCCTGGCAACGGAACGCCTAGTAAATCGCGACGGAGGAAACGCGACGCTGCCGCCGTTTGTCTTCGGTGACACAAAGGTTTTTACCCTCGAAACCCTCGAGTCGACAGATACCGGCCTGCAGGTGCGCAACCTGAATGTGCGCAGCCTCCGCGCGACGCTTGGCCGGGTGCAGGAACCGCCCACCGCTGGCACCTTCACGTTGCGCGCCAACGTGGCCAGCAAAGCGGCGCCTACGTTCCAGGTAGTCGACCCGAACACGCTCGAATATGTCTGGATCTATCACGACGGGGTAAAGGTTCAGGAATTCAACGCGCCAAACGATTTTCCCTCGCAGGCGCTCGCCTACTTCAACAGCCAGGCCGCGGCTTACCTTTCGGTAATCGCGACAGAGAACGAAGACGACGAGGCAGTTTATACCTTTACCGGAGTGCAGCCCGGAAACGTGGCAGTCGTCAAATTGCGCATCGGCTACACGAAAAACGTTTTTTCCGGATTCGTGGAAGTTTCCACGACCGTTGGCGCACCCGTGCCCGTGTTTTCGGCCGAGATCACGCCACGGAGCACACCGGCCGCTTTCGCGCAGGCCCTTGCTCCCGTTCTCACGATCGCAGAGCCGACACAGCCCGCGGCTGGCTTATGGGTTTTCCGGCTGCCGAACCGCGGCCAGCTCCCGGCCTCTTTCAACGTCGGAGCCAACCGCCTGGCGCCGCGTTCGTTCGTCCGGATTCGCTCTTATGAGGCCGACGCCGGGGAGTGGTGGCATGAGGTGCAGCTCATCCAAACGCCCGCCGCTTCGAACAGTGCGTTTGCCCGGGTGCTGCCACCCGCGCCAAGCGTCGAGCGCGTGCGCGCCGGAGCTGCTCGCAACCCTGGCTCGAGCGCCAACACAAACGAAGTGCAGCGAATCAAGATTCCCCGCGATTTCCGCGGCACGTTTTCGCTGACTTTCGACTTTCGCAGAACCGGCCTTTTGAGCCCGCAAACGCCGCCCGAGGAAATGCAGGCCGCTCTAAATGCCCTCTTTCTGGACGGCAAACAGCGGTTTGCGGTTTCAGTTATCGAGGCCGATTTCGCGCACGTGGAATTCGTGGGCCCGCTCGAGTCCAGCCCGCAGAATCTAATCAGCGTCCAGGTTGAGAGTTTCGAGCCTGGCGTTATGGAGTTTGCGCTTTTCCTTGGCCGTCCAGAAATGGCCGCCTTGCTGCGCGACCGCGCCGAAATCGAGCTGCCTTTCGAGATCGAGCTCGAGGTTGTCGACGATGACGAAGACGCGGCAAACCCGGCCATTCCAGGCCGCGCGGTTACGATCGCGCAAACAAAGGTAAAGGTTACCCGCGAGCAGGCATTCGAGGAGCTCCGCGAAGTGCAATCGATCGACTGGCTAAAGCCCCCGGCCCTGGTCGACTATATCCCCTTTACTCCGGACCAGGTAATAACCGGCCAGCAGCATTACACGGCGATTTTCGGGAACGGCCTCACCCGCGTTTTCTCTTTCGGTTTCAACCTGGCGACGCCTTGGATTTCTGGCGTTGTCGTGCGCGAAAACAAGCCGCTTGGCCGCGTGTTCGTGAACGGCACCGACTACACGCTCGCAGCTGGCAACGATGCAGCAAACGAGCTCGTTTTGACGGTTGCAAATTCGGTGCCGATGCCAGCCCTAAACAGCCTGGCGATTTGCATTACAACGGCAGGCCCGAAGTCCGCATTTCAGGCGCACACGCACACAGTCGGCCAGATTGTCGGCCTGCAGGAGTTGCTCGACGTCCTGGCCGAGCGGCTAACAAACATCGAAGACAAGCTGCCTTTCACGGCGCCAGGCACCCGCGACGCAGACGCGAGCGCGGAACAGGTTTTCGAGATCCCGAATTTTGCGACGCAGTACCCCGGCCGCTATTTGACGAGCGACTTTTCGAAACCCGTTTCGATTGCACGGCCGCCGCGGCTCCTGCCAGCCATCCACGACGCCGCGGCCGAGCAGCTCGAGGCAGGCCCGTTGCCAGCTGCCAACGCATCGCGCTACGTGATCGAAAACGCGGCCGTCGACTCGCTGGCCCTCGACGCACAAGCAGGCGCCGGAAACCTGCAGGTGAAGGTTTCGCACTCGATCAAAACTGGCGACTCGATCAGCCTCGACGGGGAAACCTGGTACACAGTCGGATTGGTGCCGCTTTCGGGAACTTACATTCCCATAACGCCCGCCCTGGCTGCCGACGCTTTCACCGACCAGGAAGTTTACCGCCGCAATTTTGATTCTTACGCTGGCGACGTTCTCGTTTACACCGGCAACGCGCCCTTGCTGGTACCAGGCCGCCGCGGCGCCCTGAAAGCTGGCGCCATTGTCGGAAGCGACGGCCGCAGCTGGTACCCGCTGACGTGGGAAAACGGCACCACGTCGTTTTACCCGGCCGATATGGAGCGCGAGCTTTTCACGTTCCCGCTAAACGAGAAAATGCTGCGCCCGGGTGGCGAGCTCGAGCTCGAATTCGCATTCGCGGCAAAGCTGGTAAACGCCAACACGGCCGCGCAATTGCTCCTGGTTGTCGAGTTTGGCACCACGCCAAACCAGGTAACCCCGGCCACGACCGGAGTTAACTTGTCCGATGTGACCTGGAACGCGGCGCCGCTCCTTTCGCAACGCATCATTTTAACCGGCCAGCGCGTCGACGGAAAATTTGGCGTCGCGATCCGCAGGAGCCTGCAAAACGCATTCGCGGCCGACCGGCTGCTTTACGGGATTTGGGAAGCAGCAGGCGCCACCCCGAACACGGCAAACCTAGTGCTCCGCGCCCGCGTCAAACACTTCGACACGGAGAACAGCCAGGCAGACGCCCGCGGCGCCGTGTGGCTCTCCATGACCGAGGCCGAGGCCAAAATTTCTAACCTCTAAAGCAGATGGCAAAGCCAGTAATCAACACAACGCAGAGCGTGCTCGGATTTCTGCAATGGCAGACTTGGGCATTTCAGCCGACAGCGACCGGCCAGCCAACCGGCTGGCAGGCCTCCACCCTCCCGCCTGGCGTTACGATGAACGCAACCACGGGATTTATCAGCGGCGCAGCCACGGCGCCTGGCGTGTACCTTTTCCAGCTGACGGCCTCGAATGCCGATGGCGTTTCTGATCCCGTAGTTTTCGCGTGTGGCATCGAGGCGAGCGGCTACGTGCAGCCGTCGAACATCCTCGAAACCATTATCGACGTTACGACGCGCCGCGTTTTCGTCGGCCTTTCCCTGGCCGAGCTGCAGGCGAAAGGCAGCGCCGCAATTGCCAACACGGCCGACGAGAAAGAGGCGAAAAAGGTTTCGCCGCTGATGTGGCTAAAAGCAGGCGACGACGTCCTTTTTTCCATCCGGTTTATCAAGGGGGGAGTTGTGGCGCCGCTGCAGCTCTCGAGCCTCAAGTTTGTTTTGAAGGAATTCGAACCCGAAACCGAGATCGTCAAAACGACCGGCAACGCCGACACCTGGCAGCAAACCGGCAGCGGCCAAAACTCGAGTTTTCAGCTATGGGCGAAGATCGATGGCGACGCACTGCGCGCCATTCTCAGCGATTACGAGCAAGACGAGGAAACGAGTTTTAAGGCCCTTGGCGAATTCCAGTGGCTCGAGGCAAACCCGACAACGCCGCGCATCGGCCCCGCTCAAATCGTCGGCTCGAGCCGCACGTTTGGCGTGACTCTGCCGCGCGACCTTACCGCGAATTGATATGGCAAAGGCCCTTGATTGGTTCCAGGCCAGGCCGCTGGCTCTCATCGATGGAAAACCGATTCGCCGCACCAGCTGGCGCCATTGGCTTTCGTACCGGAAAAGCGTGCGCCTCTGGTTTATCAGCTCGCCCGGAGATCCGACCGAAACCCCGGCCGCGCCTGCCATTGCGGCCCGGGTGGCAACGGCTGCCGATTTCAGCGACCGCGAATTTTTGGCCGTCGATTGGACCGATGAAGGCTGGAGCTCGAGCGGCAACGGAGGCGAGCCGCCCGCGACCAATCCACCAGGCGGAAACCCGCCCGTCGTAACACCACCAGGCGGCACCCCGCCCGGAGGAAACCCGCCGATCGTTTCGCCACCTGGCACGACGCCGCCCATTTCGAACCCACCTGGCACGACACCACCCACAGGCACGCCGCCTGCAGGTGGTGCACCTGGTACCGATCCCGACCCCGGCAGCGGTGGCGGAGGTTGGGGAGGCCCTGGCAATCCGCCTGGCCCCGGAGGAGGCAGCGACCCCGGCCAAGGTGGTGGCGGTGGTGGCATTGGTGGCGGTGGTGGCGGTGGCGGTGGCGGTGGCGGTGGTGGTGGTGGCGGCAACGGTGGCGGCCCCGCTCCCGTTGGCGATTACACGCCCACAGTTACCCTTGAGCTTATGCCCCCGGCCCTCGACGGCCCCGGCTGCTATTTGAAGGCACCCACCAAAGGCAACGCAGTTGCCAACGTGAGCGTGCCCGCGCCGCCAAACGGGAACCTCAAAGTTTTGACGGTTTCGGTTACCTGCCTTGGGCAAACCAAGGTTGGCACCATCGGCGCCGGAGCTGCGCAGGCATTCGAGTTTGAAGGCCCGATGAACCCTGGCGGAGAGGTAACCGCGACGGCGACCGTTTCAGGCGGCACGGCTGGCAATTGGACGGCCACCAGCGACCCGAAAGCCTGGCCCGACCTTTGTTTGATCGTCCCGCACACGTGGAACGGCTCAAAAACCATCGTGCACCGTTGCGACGTCGACCCACCAGGCAGCAGCAACAGCGACACGGGTTACGATCAAACCGAGGTTTACGTTATTACCGGAGCTTACGCCCTGGCACCGAAACCAGACGGCCAGAAATCCGCCGCCTGCCTGCCTGCCATTTACGGCACCGACCCGGACGGCTCAGAGGTTGGCCAAAATGGCGTTGTTGGCGAAGCCTACAACTACACGACCACGGTTACCCCGTACCCGAACGGCACGCCGCAGGTTAACCGAATGCGGATTGCTCCGCCTGCCTCTGCCACGTTCCAGGTTACCGGAGGCAGCGCGACAATCGTTTCGCCGCAGACGCTCGGAATCTTCGGCCATGACGACGGGGAAGTCGTAAACGGGAACTGCAAAACCACGACCTCGAGCTCGGAAAGCTAGTTTTGGATCCAAAATTCGCCACCGTTGCCAAGCTGGCTGCCGAGCACCGCGTCGGCAGCGTCGGAATTGTTGGGCCCCACGCGCTGCGCACTGCGCAGCCAGGCGACCGGCTGCAGCTGCTCGTTTCCAAGTGCCTGGCCAAGTGCGGCCGATTCGCGGCCGCCCTGGCCGAGCAGCTCGACGAGCCAGTCGAGTTGCACGACGCGGCCCGCCTGCCTTGGGCATCGCACCTGCACCTTTCCGTTTGCTGGTTGAACGTCGACACGCTGCCGCGCGTGGAATACCCCCGCGGCGCCGTGGCCTTGATGAAGCACGGCGCCGGATTCGTAAACGTGCCCCTCGCAGGAATCCCGCACCTGGTACCAGTCGACCGGCCGCCGCCCGTGAAGCCTGGCCGAGCGTCCAAGGTTTACGAGGCCCCGCCCGGAGGTTTCTTGATATGATCGAGCGCGCGGTTTTCTCACTCTGGACGCGGCCGCCCTCGTTTCAGATCCGCCGCGGCCCCTTGCTGGTTGCCACCCTGGCGCACTGCCTGGCCGCGTTGCACTTCCAGGAAGTGCATTTCGTGACCGATCGACGCGGCGCCGCAATTTCGGCCGCTCTAGGTTGGCGTTTTACCAATCTAAGCGAGGCCCTCGAGCAGCTCGACGCGCCCGCGGAAGTTTGGGCAGCTGGAAAGCTCGAGGCCCTCCGCCTGCAGGAATCGCCCGCCGTGCACGTCGACCAAGACGTTTTTTTGCTCGGAGGCCTGGCCGATTTCCTCGACGCCCCTTTGCTGGCTCAGTCACCCGACCGCCTCGAGGTTTACCAGCGAGCCGAGGCCCGCGGCCTTTTCGACCTGGTCGACCTGCAGCCCGGTTTCGTGCCCGTCAATGCTGGCGTTATCGGAGGCGCCAACCTGGCCGCCGTGCGCGAGTTTGCCGAGCTGGCTCTCGAGAAGATCCGGAGGTTTCACGGCCAGCCGTTTGGCGGCACCTGGCCGAGCATGATTTGCGAGCAGTATTTCTTCGCACAATTCGCGGCCGATCGCGGCCTCGAGCTGCGCACGCTGTTTGGCTCAGATCCGACCCGCGAGCAGCTGGCCGCCCTCCCATACGTGCACCTTACAGGCGAGGCCAAGCTGCAGCCGTTTTACCTCGAGAGGGTAGAAACCCGCCTTTCTCGAGATTTCCCCGCCCAATATGCGGCCTTTTTGGCCGGATGGGAGGCCTTGCCAGGAAAGGCGCCGGAGCTGCAGGAGTGTTGCGGCTGCCGCGGCTTTTGACAGCGCCGCGGGTGGCGATGAATCCACCCACCGCCGCCGAAGTCCAGACGTCTGGACAAACCCCAACCCTGCCAAAAAAGCTGCGCGCCGTTGTCGAGATATCGGCCGCAATCCTTGGCGCCCTGGCCGTATTGGCTACCGGGTGCCTCTGGCTTTTCTCGTTTATCAGCGACGCCGCAATCAGACGGGAAAGCCTGCCAAAGCAGGTGGCAGAACTTGCCGAGGTTCAAAAAGTGAACACTGGCAAAATTGGCGAGCTCGAGAAAAAGGCCGAGGCCTCGCTTATCGATCGAACGAACCTGCACAGAGAGGTTGCGGAAAGCCGCGCGGCTCTCAGCGGCTCAATCAAAGACCTGGCCGACGCACTTTCGAGGCGCCTCGACCGGCTCGACGATCGCACCGAGCGCATAGGCGACCGCGTCGGAGTGGAGCGCGCAAGGTGACACACGCCGCCGCGTGTTATGGCATTACCGACAACGTCAGTTTGGGAGATTCGAAACACCGGCCACTTTTCAAACGGCGCCGGTTTCAATCCTTCGCGCGCAGGTGGCATCGATCGCAGCCAGCAAGACGAGCCGCACGTCGTCATTGATGGCGCCACCATCACGGCCACCATTCACACCGCGCCCGCGCAGCTCAACTTGACCGGCTACACGGTTATTTTGGGCGACGTCGGAAATTTTGTTCAGATCCTCACCGGAGCGAGCACAAACGGATTTTTCGAAATAACGGCCGTCGATATCCCAAACAATCGTTGGGTGCTCGACCGCACAGTCGGCACCGCAGGCGCCACAATCACTGGCCGGATGGGAGGCGCCGCCAATGGCCCGCAACGCATTTTCTTATCTGCAGGCGCAGGCCACCGCTATTGGTGGAAATCGGGAACCTACCAGCAGAACAACGGAAACAGCGGCGCAGAATTCGGCGCCACACTTGGCACCTTTGCCACGTCGGCCGAACCAATTTTCGTGCGTGGCTACAAGACCACCCGCGGAGACGATGCCGAGCGGCCGCTTGTCCTGATTTCTGGCGCCGGTTACGCGACGGCCTACTCTGTGCGCGTCGGCCAAGGGTGGCAGGTTCGAGGAATTGAGATCGACGCAAACGCCCTTTCCGGAATCATTGCGTTTTCGGCCTCTGGCGTGCGATCGACGGCAATTGATTGCATCGCGCGCGGCTGCGATGGCGCGAACGGGAAAGGTTTCGAGACGATCAACACCGAGTGTTGCGCCGCTTACGATTGCTCGACCGGAGGCCAAGGCGGAACACACGAACGGCTATTCGTGCACAACAACGTTGGCGGCTCGATTCTAGGCACCGGCCTTGCCAGCCCCGTTGGCGTCGACAGGTGCATTTTCGTTAACATCATTAACCCGATTACAGGCGCACCGGCCCGGGTGACAAATTGCGTGGCCTACAAGACCACAAACGGTTTCACGGCTGGCAGTAGTTACACCCATTTCGACAACTGCATTTCGCACACGTCGACGCGCGGCTTTTACGTCGCTTCGAACACCGGCCACGCCCGGTTTACCAATTGCTTTGCCTACGCTTGCACGACCGCGTTTTCGAATCTGAATGGCACCGCGCCAGGTGGCACGGCTGACAGTTTCGAGAGCAGCTGCGCGACGTTGACGGCCGACCCTTTCGAGAACGTCGCAATTTCAGATTTCCGACTCAACAACACGGCTGGCGGAGGCGCCACCTGCAAAAACCAGTCGCACCCCGTTCCCATCATTCACAACAACGGAGCGCCAACTTTGCTGGCGTCCTCGTTTGACGCTGGCGCCCTGCAGTCGGCTGCAGTCGGAGGAGGAGGAGGCACCACAAACCCGCTGCCAGGCATCGGCTCCGCAATCATCCAAGGCGGACTTTTCTAAATCACCCCGAATCTATGTTCGCAAAAATCAACCAGGCCATTTCTGGCATTTTCACCACGACCAGCCCGACCACAGGCGCCACCGTTGACGCAGACGGAGCGCCCACCGTTGCAGCGTATCGAAACGGCACGCTCGACGCTGGTTTCGTTGTCACCGTTGCGCAGGTTGGAATCGCTGGCGTTTATCGGTTTTCCGGCTCAGTGCCGAACACCTACACGCAGCCCGATTGCGTCGAGTTTGTGGCAGCTGCCACCGTTGGCGGAATCAGCAGCCGCGCGAGCGTCGGCCGCCTGCAGGTGGTTTCCCGCCTAGCTAGTGAGCTGCCACTTGCAACCGAGATCCGGAGCGACCTCGACGCGAGCAGCACCAAGCTAGCGAACCTCGACGCGACAGTTTCCAGCCGCCTGGCGGCCTCGAGCTACACGGCGCCCACTGCAGCACCGACCGCCGCGCAGATCCGCGCGGAAATGGACAGCTCGAGCACCAAGCTAGCGAACCTCGACGCGACAATTTCGAGCCGACTCCCGCACGCCGGTTACACCACGCCACCGACCGCGGCCGCGATCCGCTCGGAAATGGACAACGGAAGCACCAAGCTAGCACGGCTCGACGTCGTGCTTTCCACGCGCCTGGCGGCCTCCGATTACACGGCACCCACTGCAGCACCGACCGCCGCGCAGATCCGCGCGGAAATGGACAGCTCGAGCACCAAGCTAGCGAACCTCGACGCGACAGTTTCGAGCCGCCTCGCTGCCTCAAACTACAACGCCGCACCGACCGCCGCAGCAGTCGCGGCCGCGGTAGATTCGACCCTCACAGCCGCGCACGGTTTGGGCAGCTGGCAGGCAGGCGAAACCGCAGGCCTTACCGGCCCGCGTGCAATCACGTTGCGGTTTCAGGATGCAAACGGCGACCCCGTGCCGAGCGTCGACTTTGTGGTTTCTGGCGTTGGCGTCGGCCGCAGCGGCGCCGATGGCGTGGCCGAGTTTGGAATCGTCGACGGCTCTTTCGAAGTGATCGCACGGCCGACAGGGGGAACCCTTTTCGAACCGGCCGCCCTGGTCGTTTCTGGCGAAGACCTCGAGCAAATCGTTGCAGGCACCACGCGGATTATTCCGATGCCAGCGACGCCCGGAACCTGCAAAGTTTCCGGCCAGCTGGTAACGATCGACGGCAAACCGGCTGCAGGTGCAAAAGTGCAATTCGAATTGCACCCGCAAAAGGCCATCGGAGGCGAACAGCTCGTGCACGGCCGCCGTGTGATCGCGACGGCAGACGGCAACGGATTTCTCGAAATCGACTTGCTGCGCAATGACGTGCTCGAGACGCCGGGAACGTTCTACCGGGTGCGCTCAGAGGGTGCAGTTTTGGCAGGGGAGCGCGTCGAGTTTCTTTCGCCAACGTTTGACCTGGCGCAGCTCGCCAACGCACCGGCCTAGCCGATCCGCGTTTTGACAAGGGGCGGCCTGGCGTTATGCCAAGCCGCCCTTTCACTTTTGAACGTCGCAAAGATGGCGACGGCGATTTCGTGCTTTGCCTAAACGGCATCCACACCAACCCCGCGGCCGACAGCTGGACCGATCGCGCGGAAGAGTGGTTTTTGCGCCGGACCTCGCACGACGTCGACGCCTACGAATACCACCAAACGGCGATTTTCGGCCGCCTCTTTTCGGAGAATCGGCACCTTCGAAACGTCGTGCAATTGCTGGCCGAATACATGGCCGCAGGCGGCCCGTTTCGGCTGCACATCCTGGCGCACTCGCGCGGCTGTGAAATCGCCAGGCGCCTGGTTGTCGAGTGCGGTTTCCGCGTGGAATCGATGCACCTTTTTTCGGCTGCCATCGATCCGGATTTCGGCCGCAACGGCCTTGGCGCCGCCCTCGAGCGTGGCCAGGTTAACCGCGTGCGGCTCTACACGTCGAAAAGCGATGGCGTGTTGCGTTGGATTGCTGGCGCCTCGCTTGGCCTATATGGCCGCCTTGGCTACACCGGCCCGCGGAACGTTTGGCCGCACATCGCGCACCGCGTCGAGCAGACGCCCCGCGACACCTACAACCACGGCAGCTGGTTTTCGCCAGGCAATTTCGAGGAGTCCATGCAGCTGGCCGAGTGGGAAATCGACAACCTGCCAATGCGTTGACAGCCGCGGCCGCGGTATGCAAACGCCCCTCGTTTTCGACCCCGAAACAGTCAAAAGAATCCAGCGCCGTTGCGGTATGCCCGCGCGCCTGGTCGACGGAGATTTCGGCAAACTCACCTTGGCGGCCGTCGACGAAACGCTCGCGAGCGTCGAGCAGTTTCTCGCCAAGCAGATTGGCGTTTCACCAATCAAGGCCGAGGCCGCAAAGCCCCGGCCGCTGGCCACATCGATGGCCGCGGCAATCGTGCGAAATGCCGAGGAGGAAATCGGCACGAAAGAGCAGGGGGGAAACAATCGCGGAAAGCGTGTTCAGGAATACCAGGCCGCAACCTGGTTGGAAGGCACCGGCTGGGCATGGTGCGCGGCCTTTGTGTGTTTCGTGCTCCGCGATGCGATCGCAGAGTTTGGCGCGGTACCGTGGAAACGCCCTTTGACCGCTGGCGCCTACGATTTCGAAAATTGGGCAAAGCAAAACGCTGCCGCTGGCGTGCAGCTTTTCAAGCCCGCCCGTAAAACGAAAATCAAGGCAGGCGACATCGTGGTTTTCAATATCTCGCACATCGGCATTGCGGTTAAAGACCAGGCCAGCGACGGCTCAGTCGAAACCGTGGAAGGCAACACCGGCCCGGAAGGCGGCCGCGATGGCGACGGAGTGTGGCGGAAAAATCGCCACGTGTCAGAGTTCCGCGCGGTTATCCGCGTGCCATGAGTGAACCCCGCGATTTCGAAATCACCTACAGCCCCGAGCAGCGCGTCGACCTGGCGCCGCTGCTCGTTTGGCGCAAGCTGCCGCAAGATCCGGAGCAGCTGCAGGCCGAAATCGAGGAGCTGCGCAGGCTACTGCTCGACCGCGCCCTCGAGCAGTTCCTCGAGCGAGTCCAGACGTCTGGACAGATCGACGCCAAAGCGTGTTTTCGGGTAGGGGAGCCCCTTACGAAACCTTAAAGCAGGTTTAAGGGTGCCAGCTGGCACGGTTCCCCCCCGAATGCGACCAGGCGAACCACGGCACGCGGCCGCCTGGCCGATCGATTGCGCACCAGCTGGCGACCGCAGACGAGCACAAGGCGGCCCGTTATGCTATGCAGAAACCGGCCTCAATTTGCATAATGACCCCGGAAAACGTTTTCGCGTCCCGATTTCTCCACCTTCTCGGAGGCGCCACCGACCACCCGCTCGCACAGCTGGCCAGGCACGTGGCAATTGTTCAGTGCGTGGCCAAGGCCTACGCCCTGCAGCAGATCCGGACCAGACGAACGGCCCTGGCGTTTATGGCCGTCAGCCTCACCGGAATTTTGACGCACCGCGAGCTTGCCCGGGTGACGACGCACATTTCGGAGCTTGGCCGAAAGTTTCTGGCCGGAACCGCGAGCGACGAAACCACCCTCGAGCAGATCGCGGTTTCGCTGGCGTCCGTTTTTTACGATCGCACGCAGCAGCCAATCGCTTTCGTTAGCAGGCAGGAACCGCCCGCGTTTTTCCCGCATGGCGACGTTGTAATCGAGCACGTGCTCGACGGCCGAATCGAGCACCGCCGCGGCTGCACCTTCTCGCACGTCCAAGGCGATGGCCAATTGATCGAGCCAGGCGACGTGGCCACCTGCCTGGCGCACGACGAGCACGGCGCCGCGTGCGTGGCTGCCTTTCTGGCGCCTGGCTGCTCTGTGTTCATCACCCCGGCAGACGACGAGCGGCCGCTGCACGCGGTACCATAAGCGGCGCAATTTTCGGCCTGGCTTTCGTTCAAGCTGACACGAAAGAAGCGGCTGAATGAAAACACTTAAACGCGCTTTCGCGCTTCTCGTTTGTCTCGCAGGTTTCCACACGGCCGCCGTGTGCGTCGCCCTGGTTGCCACCGTCATGGAATCGACCGCGGCACCCGTCGCTGTGGAATGGGACGCCCCCACGGCCGGAGATCCGCCGCAAAAATATATGATTTTCGAGCGGCTGCCAGATGGGACAACCAAGGCCCTGGCGACCGTCGACGCCCCAACCACAACGGCAACGCTGGACTTGGGACCAGGCGAGCACCGGCTTTTCGCGGTTTCGTGGAATGTCACCGGCCAGAGCGAGCCAAGCAATACGCTGTTTATCCCTGGCCAGCTGCCAGGCGCACCGCTCAATTTCCGCATTCGGGTAACGGCTGAAATTACAGTCACCGTGCCCCCGATGGCGCCGCCGCCGCCGCAATGAACCGGCCGCCGCCGCAACTCCGGCCGGAGGCAGAAGCGGCCCTGATGGCCTACGCGGCCGCCCTTGGCGAGTGGCTGGCGCGGCGCCACTTGGGCGAAACGGACCTGCCACGGCCGGTTTTAGTGGCGCCGCTACACGTCGACCGCGTCGACAGATCCGCGGCAAAGTGTCGAGAAAACCGCACTTTGCCGACCTTGGCGGGAGGTTTGGAACCCCCCCCGAAACTTTCCGAGGCCAGAAGCCTGGCGGAAAAAGGGGGGAAAGCTGTAGCGGATTTGTAGCGAAAAAAGGCCCGGGAACACGGCAACCGACCCCCCTTTCGGCCGCGTTTTCTCTCCCCCCCGGCCATTTTCGAGGGTGAACACGTGTTCACCCCCCCGAATCAGCGATTTGCGATTTTTGGCAATTTCGCCCCAGGAAACCCGGAGCTCGGAGCATAAGAGCAGAGCCCGGTTTCTAATTTTGGATCCAAAACGGCACTTTTTGCCTGCCGGCACTTTTTGCCTACCTTGCGCCGATGGGCCCGACGAACCCGCAAAGCATCACGTGCCCCCAATGCGGCCGCACCAGCTGGAACCCTGGCGACGTGAAACACCGCTATTGCGGCGCGTGTTGCCAGTATCACGACACAATGCGGCCTAGTGTTCAAAGTGAACACTACGCCGAAAGCCGCACCACGTTTTCTGGCCGGATGTTCGGAAAGATGGCGAACCAGGCCCGCGCCTGGCTGACTGGCCGCGGGTTATTGTAGTGCCTTTTTTGCATTTCGACGGAATCGCCTGCCTCATAGGCGACTTGCGCCACGTCCTTTGTTAACGCGATGCGGTAACTGCAGTAAGAGTGCCGCAGCGCGTTTGGCGGGTAACTCACGTCGAGCACGATCCCGAGCTCGCCAGCCAGTCGAGCCGCGGCCGCCATTTCCTTGGCCGTTTCGGCTGCCGCGAGAATGAACCTGGCCCTTTCGTGATCGATGCGAGGCACCCGGCCGTTGCGCGCCGGAAGCACCGGCCCGGAGGCATTGCGCCACGGCTCGAGCCAGGCGGCCAAGTTGTCGGAGATTGGACACGGCCGCGGCTGGCCGGTTTTCGCGGTTTCCGGCCTCACCCTGATTTCGCGTTCGTGCCAGTCGAAATCGGACCACCGCAGCGCATCCTTTCCGCGCGGCGCATCCTTCGATAAAACGATTTCCTCTGGCCGCACCCCGGAAAAGGCATTCAAGGCCAGCCACGGCAGAAACTCTTCGCTGCAGTGCTGCAGATAGAGCCGCAAGACCTCTGGCGCCAAAATGCCAATCCGCGGCCGTACTCGACGAATCGGGGAAACCTTTTTGGCCTCGTTTGGCACGTCGGCCCGGAGGTAACCGCGCGACTGCGCAAAGGCGAACACCTGGCGAACCTCGCGCAGCAGGTTATTGCGGCGCCGCGGCCCGACCGGCTGGCCACCGCGGCCGCGGTACGTGTCGAGCAGTCTCTCGAGATCCGCGGCCGTAACGTGTTGGATGGGCCCGGGAAACCTGGCCGCGAGCAGCTCACCCGTTGCACGGAGGCCGCGGAGGTAACGCCGCTGCAGATCGTGCCCGCTTTTGCTCGCGAGCATTTCCTGCACGACGGATTCGACGGTTTGCGTTTTGGCCGTCAGTACCAGCACCCCGGCCGCGACGATATCGCCAAGCGACCGGCCCACCATATCGGCAGACTTTCGCGCCTGGCTCCATTCGGCCACCATATCGGCAAACGAGATCCCGCGTTTCACACATTCGGAAAGCGCGAGGGAATACGCGATCCGATCGCCAGGCACCAGCTCGCGAGCATCGGCACCGGCCGCGACTATCTCGAGGCCGATCCGCTCCGCGTACCGGAGCGCGGCCGCATGATCCGAAAACGCACGCACGCCACGGCCAAACGGCCGGAGATCAACTTGCGTTCGGCCATCGGCGCAAGGGTACCACCGGAGGCGCAGAGGCCCGACTTTTACAACGTTGCGGCCAGTGGGGGGAGGCACGCCCGGAACCGTAGGCAAAACGCAGGCGTGAAAAAACTAAATAATGCTTTGCACGGGTGAACAAAAGGCGCACTCTCAAAGCTCCGCCTGCAGATCGCGTGCACGCCGCACGCATCGGAACCCCAGGCGCCAAGCGAAACGTAAAAATGTAATGAATGCCCTACTTCCCGACGCGCCGCCAATCGCCGCGCGCGACTCCCGCACAGTCAATTTGCGCCGCGACGTGCACAAGGTTCTAAAGCGCGCAGCAGACGACGAAGAAAAAAAGCTAATCGATTACCTGCCAACCGTCGTGGAAGCAGGATTAAAGGCCTTGGGAAAGTGGCAAGATCCCGCGCCGCCAAAAGGCAAGCCGAGACGCTCTAGAGCTTGATCCTAGAGCCATCCCCCGGAAACTTTAGGCAACCCGCCTGGCGTTGCCAACAGCGCCAGGCGACCCCCTCAGAATGATTTTCGAAAACGGCACACCAGAGCAGAAAGACGCGGCTATAAAGACCGCGCAAAAGCTGGCGGATTTGCTTTGTCTGCTCGACCGCATCGACCCGAGCGAGCTCGACACCTTGGCCGCTGTAATGGCAAAGCAGCCGACCAACGGAGCAGAGGCGCAGGCAATGGCCGCGGACCTATTGAAGCAGGCCGAGCTCGCCCGGAAGTGGAAAGGGGAGGCCGCCGCGCAGCTAATGAGCCCGCGCGAGATCGCAAAAAAGTTTGCGCTCTTTATGCTGCGCAGAGTTTCAACCCAACGTTTCGGAGAAATCGGAGGATGAACGCCGACGCCGACGAGCTCGAGGCAGGCCGCAGGCGCCCGCAATTCTACCGACTCGAAGGGCGCCGACTGATTGCAACCACCAAGGCACCGGCCGCCGAGATCGTGCTCGAATCCGACACGCTCGAAAGCGTCACCGTTCGCACCGTTTTTACTGGCACCGTTTCAGGATGGGACCGCGAAGGGAAACCGCTCGTTTTCCGCACCACCGTAACGGGAGGCAGGCAGGCAGGAAACAGCCGCGTTTACAGCTCGCAAGACGCGGCCGAGGAAGGCCACCGGAAGCTAATGCGAGAACTTTTTCCGCCGTGCACGCGATGAAACCAGGCAATCCCGGCAGCCCCATTGCGAGCACGTGCGGAAGACTCAGAAAAAACGCGGCTGGCGCTCCTGACAGAGCGCCAGCCGTAAACTTAAACCCTCGCCTGATAGCCCGAGAAGCAGCTGCGTTTGTAGCACGACGGCCGTTAGGCGCAAGAACGCCAAACATTGAAAACGAATTCTGCGCGCCCTCTGGTCGTGCTTTTATGGTGTAACGGCTACAACGCCAACGACGAACCGCCCGCGCCACGCGAGGCAATAAATTTGGACGTGCCCGCACTTTTGATGCAGTGCGGTTTCGGTTTATCCGCAGAAACGCGGCTGCACTGCTCGCAAGTGCTGTGCACAATGCTGAAGGAAAACCCCCACGTCGGCCGCGTTGACGTGCGGCTATGACCCTGCAGCGAAAACGGCGCACCCGGGAAGAATGCGAGGCCCTGGCGTTGCGCTGCTATCGGAACCTTTCCGAGTGGGCTCTTTCCGACCGGCAACGGCGCCTTGCTTGGGAAATCGTAAACCTGACTTTCGGCCGCGGCCGGGAATTCGTCGACGTTTACGGGAACTTACTTTCACGGCTAACGCTCATCGACACGGGCGACGTGACCCGCACCCTAAACGAGCTTTCCGAGCTTGGCGTCGTGCACGTGCTCGCCAGCAGGCGGCCGCAGCGAATCTATTTTTTGCCAGAGGCCGAGCTCATCACCCCGGAAACGTCGATATCTCAAACCGAGCGCGCGGCCGTCCTGGCAAAAATCGAGACGCTGCAGCCAGCTGCAGAAACGGAAGACCGCAAAGGGCAGCAATTCCTCGCGCTCGAAAC